TACCTTTACGGTTAGTATAGAACCCCTCAGGGCGCACATAAAAGACTTCTTCAACATCAAGTTCACGATTAGCAACCTTCACAACTCTTTTTCCAGTATATCTTTGCGATTGAACATCCCAAGAAGTTCCAATACGATGAGTTCTTGCCTGAACAATTACATTATGAACAAATCCAGAAACTGAAAAGGTAATACCAGGATGTTCAATCGGACCCCAATGTCCTCGATCATTTGCTAAAAGTTGTTCTACAATCCACTCACCACATTCTTGGTGATTAGGTACTTTGACTTCGTGAATAGGAACTTCAGAATAATCTCCTTTTCCTGCCTGCCAAATTACCTGTTCTGGAATTGGGTAGGATTGCAGTTTTACAACTTGAAGTCTCTTATCAAGTTCCAGAAGATCTTTTGCTTTAATAGGTTTCATTTCTTACCAAATCCTTTTGATGTTTTTGATTCTAGTTCTGCGAGTTGCTCTTTCAATGTTCGCAGTTGTTGTTTCATTTCTAAAATTTTTTCATCTGTATAAAGATGTTCTTGCTTCACAAGGCGTTCAAGTAACTTTATAAGTTTCCGTGCTCTATTGGTCATCTAAATCAGAATCCTCAAAAATTTCGTCATAATCTAAAATTGGTCTCTGTCTCACATCTGGTTCTGTATATTTGTAGGAAGATACATCAGAATAAATTTCTGCTTTTAGAGAATCAACCAACAGTTCAAGATTACGGACTATAAGTTTTAGTTTTTCTTTGTCCATGAGATACCATTCTCTCCAATCATTTTAACATAAAAAAAGGAGGGGATCAACCCCTCCTTGAAATCTTTTAATTACTTAGACAACCACTGAACATATAATGATAGTAAAGTAATAAAAGTAGCAGATGCAACTGTAATTTGTGCGATGATTAACATCACTTTGCTCCTGCATTTACAAGCAGTGCTTGGTGACGGCGATTTTCTTTTTGCTTTTGTTCTTTAATGAGTTGAAGCACATTGAGTTTTTTCATCACTTATGCCCCTCTTTTACAAACTTGACTCCACGATAGGTCTCATTATATTGTTGAGGTTGTTGCATCATTTGTTGTTGGTATTGAATACGCTTTTCAGTATCGTATTCTACACCTCTATACACTACGCGACTCATTGGTTTTCTCCTTAGTTTTTAGGTTAAAGAGCGTTCCTTCAGTCGGCGTTTGCGTTCGCTATTTGTGAATAGCGAATGAACGATCCGTTCCGCGTCGGCTTACTTCCGTCAGAGTTTTCTCTGATGAACGTAAGGTCATTATAGACCCTGTATTAATATTTAGCAATACCAAATGTAACTTTTGTTACAATTTTATAAAATCTTAAGAGTCAAAAAAAATTGCCGGGATTTTTTCCCAGCATTCTGTAAATCACTTTCGCTTTTTCTTTTCAGGTGCTTTATAACCCCAGAGTTTTGGATTGACTCTCCCATATCCAAAGTCAATACTCTTTAGATTTTCACGAAACTTATCCCAATACATATCAAACAATTTGATTCTTCCACCACGAGTGAGGTCAAAGCAAATCTTACCATCAATCATATACTTGATGATATAGGCATCATTAGGAGCATCTTTTGTACAAACTTCAGCATAAGACCCATCCTGAATAAGAATTTCACAACCGTAGCGTGACTTACAATTTTCTTTTTCTACAGGTGTCCAGGAGTCCATATGCTTTTCTGTATTTTGTGCTCTTTCAATTACATCACGAAGTTTACTCACGAACGACCTCCCCATTGAATATCAGGATATGCCTCCGAAACAATTTCTTTTGTAATCTTATACTTAGTTTGAAGTTTCTTATCTTTTACAAGACAAACAATTTCTGCTTCAAGTGGATGAAGTCCTTGAAGAACATTAATAAACATTGTTTCTCTGCGAAGAGAACTCAATCCATCATTACCACCTTTTACAAAATTATAAAATTTTTCATATTCTTTACGAATTGAAGATCTTCCTTGATCTTGAGAACCCAATGAATTAGATCCAAGTTCTCCCATTTTTTCCACAGCATCAGAAATTTTTTCACTCAAAGTTCCTTTGAATGAATCCATCTCATCAACAGCAGCGTAAGGAACATCGCCAGGAGGAAGTACTGAAATCACCGATTCATCAAAGTTCCAGATGAATAGTGTTTTAAGTGAAGGGTGTTCAAATTTTTTCAATGCTTCAATTTTTTTAGCATTAGTCCTTTGCTTTACAACAATGTTTAGAATCTCAAAAATAAAAGGATTTGCAGGTAGATCTGGAATTGGAGTTTCTGCTACTTTTGGTTTTGTTGTAGTCTTTTTTGTAGTCGTCTTTGCCTTTGTTGTCGTAGTCATAGTTTTACAATATATCGAATACTATTAGTGATATTTATTTTAATATTATTCTTCGTCTTCTACATCTTCAATTTCATAGTCTTCATCAAAGTATCCTGATTCAAATCTGACGGATACAATTTCTTCATCAATCAAATCACCGTCTTTGTTATAAAATTCAGGATGATATGCAATTTGCTTCGGACCTTCTTGATGAGTCATCATATACTCACGGGCAACCCAACCTGTTACAAGTCCCACTATAAGAAACAATATGGTTAGAAAGGAACCTAAAACTAAACTAACTGCTAACATTTCTTTTTCTCCGGGAAACTACTTTTTTCTTCCTTGACTTTAAGGAAAATTCAAAATAGATAGTTACTTCCCGATTCAGAAAGCAAACTATCTTCTCAAAAATGAGATGGAATGGTTGAGTCTGCTTTCTTTTTCCTCCATTAAGAATAAGATCAACACCACGATTTTTGTGGTTACTGTTATTTATGTTACTATCAGACAATTTGCTTTTCTTTTAGATATTTGACGGTATCTGTACATCCACCCAGTTTTTTGTCGTCGCAAATAACCTGAGGGAATGTAGAACCTTCACCAAACTCAGCGTAAAACTCATCTTTAGTGAAGTGCTCATCAAGATTATACACCACAAAGTTGCTTCCCGTCAACTCCAATACTTGTTTGACTTTGTAGCAATAAGGGCAATTTTCTTTTGAATAAACTGTAAAATTCATAGTTTTTAAATATTTTTTAATTGAACTAATAGTAATTTATATTATATTTTAAGTTACTCGGTATCAAAAAAGAACATCTGCCAAAGTCTTCCACTATTTTTGTTGCAACCAAAATACTCTGAAGCAGAATGAATGCAACTTCCATCAAAAATTACAAGACGATTAAATACATTTCCCATAACATCTACTGGTTCAAATGGAGTCCTATCTAAATGAGTTGTAGTTTCATTTAGTACTCCAGAAAAAGCATCATTATAAGAAACTTCATAAAAATTTCTACCTCTTGTTTTCTTATGTGCAAACAATGTTGTTCCACACTCAAAAGGAGCATCAGGTGTTAAGTATAGCACAGCACCCCATTTTTGACTATCCCAGTGATAAACTAAAGGTTCTCCTGCCCAAGCAATTTGAAACTTTCCATTTTCAGTATGTTCTTCCCATGCTGTAATTTTTCTTCCCATAATTTCTTCAAATTTTTCTTTTAACCCAGGAAACAAAAATTGTTTATAAGTTCTCCTACCAATAAATCCTCTACCAATACCACCTTCATGATAATCTTGTTGAAGTGCAAAATTACGAATTTCATTTGGAGTTTCATAAAAATTATCAACAATCCAACATGTAGATGTTAAACTTGTATTGCAATTTACTGAAATAACATTTTCATTCAAATTTGTTTTCATATAGATGAAACAACCCCTGATATCATTTACTTTTTTAAACCCCAAAGATTCCATCAATGGAATTGCTTTCAAAGTATCTTCAGACCAATCGATATCATCAATAAAACAATATCCTCCAGGTATTACATTTACTGCATACTTATTAATATCAGAAATTAATTGTTGGGTATGCTGACCATCAAGATGAAGTACACTAATATTTTCTATTTTAGGAGATTCGTCACTAGTAGATTCTATTAATATGGTATGTTCTGAAACCCCCAAATATTCTACCATTTCAAAACAAATCCTTTTCATTCTCTGCAGATCAACATTTCCCCAAAATTGCTGATGACTTGGATGATCATAACCAACTAAAGCGTCTTTGTTTGACCAAGGATCAATACCATAAACTTTTCCTTTTTTTAATTTTTTTAGAGCGAGAGCAAATGGGGATAAACTTTTCCCACCATAAACTCCTATTTCAACACAAATGGGATCGTCTTGATCTTTACATACTGATAAAACGCTACTAATAATTTTACTTGATTTTTCTATAGAACACCATCCCCACTCTCCAAATTTAGAATCAAAATGATTATAAAAATTCAACAGTCTATTTTCCAAATTCCAATCAATTTCTTTTTCAATTTCTGGAAGAAGAAACTCTTTAACTCTTGGAAGTTGAAAAATAATTTTTGGAAGAAAATCTAGAGGATAATCTTTTAGAATGCAGGTGTTATTTTTATCATTTACAATCTCATCCATTGAATTTGAACTCAAATTATTAAGTGCTAATAGATTATCCGACAAGACTGAAGTTTTTGCCTTATACTTTTTACTATTTTTATCACCCATCCAGGTAAAATGCCACCCACAATCTTTCACTAATTTCTCATTTTGATAAATCCAAAGAGGTGGAAATGGATTTAAATATTCCCCCCTAAATTTTGTTGGTGTTCCTCCATTTTTTAAATGTTTTTTTGTACACAAAACCATCGATCTATCCCAATCAACTGGAATATCATTATCATAAATTCTTTTATCTGCTCTACCCTCCAATAAAACTAATGGAACTTTAATGATGTTATCATCTAAACTTCTACAAATATTTGAAAAATTCGATAAGAAATTTGGATTAATAATTTCATCACAATCACTCATAATAAAAACAGTATCATCATCATACTCATCAATATGATTCATCAAGGCATCTCTTTGAATTCTTTCCCTTGACCAATTTTTTGGTTTTGTAGATTTTGCCTCAGAAGAATAAACATAATCACACTCTTCTGGTGTAATTTCATGGTCTTCGGGAATAATAGTTTCTATAACTTGTATTTTATCTTTTGGTAGATTTAAATCATCAATTACTTTTTTACAGATAAATTCTTTACTATCCCCATTATGAGTTTTATTTGTCTCCGAAATAATAAATTTATCAACATGATCTTTTAACAAATTAACTCTAAGTTCTAAAAGTTCTTTTTCTATAAAAAAAGGAAAATAATCAATAATTTTTTTCATTTTTCAAAATCCTAAATGTTTTTTTCTAATAAATTCTAATTCGTAAGTTGAGTATGAAGAAGTACAATCTTGTTTGTTAAAAGGTTTCGAATACGCATTTAAAGAATGATAATTATCTCCCCACTTTTTAACCATATATTCAATATCATTCAGCATTCTACCTTTATCTATTTTTTCTTTCAAACTTTCGTCAACTCTCCAAGTTTGCGACCCACTAGTTGAATAATCTTTTTCTCCATGATTATAATCAACGTTCAAAAAACTAACTTCAATATTTTCATTTTTAACTTTAATGTAGTAATCAACATCTTCCATATATGCGGGATATAAATTTTCATCAAATAAACCACACTTTGAAACAACCCAATCTTTGATCAAAAAAACATCATATCCCCCTCCACCCCAATCTGATTTTTTTGCATGAACCATTCCAACATCTTGTTTATTTTTTGCTTCATCATGCATATTTTTTAACATTCCTGGAGAAAATTCAATATCATGACTAGCAAGAATCCAATAAGGTTTCATCATGTATGATTTTATAATCAAATTCCAACCACCACCACAACCAAGATTGGATGGTAAATGACTCACATGAAATTTTTTAATGAATGGATGTTTAGTATTACATATCTCATCTAATTCTTCATTAATTTGCCCTCTACCATTATTATTCACAATAAAAAAATTTTCAACAGGATAGTCTACACTATCAATTAATCTCCTCAACCAATGCACCCCGTTAACTATAGGTACACCAATAACTGGAATTGATCCAACCTCAATATTTAAATTTTTAATATTTGCCTGCACAGCATCTTTATGACTTTGATCTAAAATATTCCAGTAATTATAATATAAATCCAAAAATAATTTTCTTGATTCTTCCCCCTTACCCCACCAATAAGAAGAAACTGCTTTTTCAAAAATCAATCCATACTTCCCAGGATATCCTAACTGATGTATGAGTGGTTTAGATTCAAAATCACAAACCTCTAACGCCATAGAAGATAACATGTATGTGTTATCAAACTGAGATTTTTTTTCTTCAAATCTTGCTAAAAGAAAATACGCTTCTGGTCTTTTAGGAAGAATTGAAATAGCGTGTTTATATAATCCCCTAACAGTGTTATCTCTACGATCTTGAGCAATAAAACACTCAGCACAATGCAATAGACATTCATAAGATAATTCTAAATTATTAGTTCTATCAGCAGAACGAATAAAAAAAGATATTGCAGATGCTGTTTGCCCTATTTTCTTATATTCTAAAGCAAGATTAAAATTTAATTCCGGATTTTCACAATCTTTTACATACTCATATAGTGCATCAAGAAGCATAGATAAAATCCTCCAAAAATTTTTCAGGAACTTTTAGTAAATAAGCACAGTTGTCCTGAAAACCAAAAGTAATTAAGTAACTATCTCTGTATTTAGTCATACCACAAGCAAACTCAATTTTTGCTCCCATAAAATTAAACTCTTCAGTAATTTTTATTATGTTCCAATTCTTATCCCATAAAACAAATCGATGTCTATAAGTTCCATCTTTTCTTCCTGCTTCACTATCATAAAAGTAGACTTCATGTGTAATTGCAATATAACCATCTTTATAAGGAATTACTTGAGAACCACCTCTTAAATCTCTAGGCAATTCAATATATTGATTACTTTGATATACTGTTTCACATAGATTTTTCTCTGGTATATACTTCACAACTTCAGTAGGATTTGTCCACTTTACAAAATGAAATGGGATATTTGAAATAGGCATCCAATTTTTTTCACAATATGAATCTATATTATTAGGCATTGGAATTCTAAATCTTTGTGTCTCCACAACTTTATTATTAATTGTTTGTAACTCACTCAATTCCATTCTCCCAACACCATTTGGTGTCGTATCTCTCCGAACCCCACACAAATAAAATTTATTATCCCATTTTATTATACGTCCATCTTCCAATCCTACGAATTCCCATAAAGGTTTTTGGTCTAATTTTTGAGTATCTACTTTAGAAAATCCAACTACATAGAAATTAGAATCTAATTCTAAAAAATAATTGGTTGTGGTTAATGTTAGATCATTTTCTGGATTCAAGTACAATAAAGGTCCCCATTGGTGTTCATAGTTACTTAATTCAGAATGATATAATGTATATTGACAGTGCCTAATATTTACATGAATTCTATTTTCATCCACAAAAACTGAAGGATTAAAAAGACCAGTACCATTCGTTAGTTCTGAGGGAATTATGAGAGGACATATCGAACCTTCATTTTCTAATGCAAGTTTTACAAAGTTCATAAAGTTTTAAAATAAATAAAAAATATGAGTTAAACTAATGAGCGATTTTTTAAGAAAGGGGTGGCATTATATTCCCAATATTATCACAAAAGAAGAAGCATTGCAAATAAAATACAAAAATTTAATGGGTGCCATACATGATTTAGGAGGATTAAAAACTCACTATGATCCAGAAAGAGGAAATGTATTGACTTGTTACGCACCACCATCAAGTGCATTTGTGATGAAAAGAATTCAACCAGTTTTAGAAAATCTTGTTGGTGAAGAACTCATACCATCTTATTGGTTTTCTACAACATATCATAATAAAGGATGGATGAATTGTCATACAGATCGTCCATCGTGCGAGATATCAGTTACAATGAATATCTGTGGAGATACTGAATGGCCAATTAAACTTAAGGACTTAGAAGGTAAGAAACAATCGGTTGTAACTCCAGTTGGTTGTGGTTTGGCATATCTTGGAATGGATGTACCACACTGGAGAAGTCCATTGAGAACTCACGAAA